CATCGATGATGTCGCCTACCAGCGTGCCAGTGAGCCACTGGCGCGGCGACATGAACCGGCTGTCGATGATCGTTGCCATGCGATCCTCAAGGTCCAACGACAGTGGGCCACGGGCTGCATCAGACTGTGTGGTGGCACTGATCCGGTAGTACCCGAGCGGTGCCCACAGCACGCCCGCCGCACCGGTCTCGACCCCGCGAGCGAGAAACACCTCACTGCCGTACGGCGCGAAGCTCAGGTCACGAGCAGTAGGCCAGTCCTGCACGACAGTCACGCCACCCGTGGCGCGGATGTCGGCCGAAGCGTCGAATTCGACCCCGCCACTGACGACACGAACCGCCAGACCGGAAGGATCGCTTCCGGTCTGGTAGCCCTCAACGAGCGTGGCGCGGAAACGCGCGGTATGCGATCCGGCGATAAGCTCTGCGAAGTCGGCAGCGGTGACCATTACGACTGCAATCCGTAGCAGCGATCGACGTTCACGCGCGACTGTGTCCCTGAGGTGTTCCTGGCGAAGAGCTGCACTGAACGCACAGTGCCGGGCGTGATAGTCGTACCCCACCCGGGTACGTCGAACGTAGCGGTTGTCCCGCCTGAACCTGATCCAGCCGTCACGCCGTCAAGACGAAGTTGCCACTCCACGGTACCGGCGGTAACGTTTTGCTGTACACCGACTGAAATGCGGGGATGCCATATCGTGCTGAACCCGTGGAACACCTCCTGGTATGCGACGTTCGTAAACGCGGGCCAGAACGGGCCGCCGACGACAACGGAGGTGCCAGAGGAGGGGACCATGGGAATGTTCAGGTAAGGACGCGCTAGACCGGTCTGGCTTGCTCCATCCGTAGAGAACACTTCGTTGCCAGACTCGTCGTTGATGGCGAAGAACTGGCTACCTAGCGTCCCTTGAATTCTCCACGCGACAGTGCCGTCACGGTAGTGCGCGTACAGCGATTCGCCATTGAGAATGGTCAAAGCGCGCTGCTCGTCAATACCGCCGTAGAATAGTGCCCACGCGGGATCGCCGTCGAGTTCTTTCCCGAAGAAGGCAAGTGGGTATCCGTCTTCGGTGACGAACGTAAATAGTTTAGCAGTGACATTCAGATCGGCAACGAACTCACCGGGATTGGAGAGCTTCCCGAGAATCCACCAGGTACCCACACCCTTGGCGTTCTCCGGAGCCCACCCGAGCATTCCGATTACGTCACCGGGACGGATGACGAGCGCGTTGATGCCCTCAATGAGTGGAATATCGGTGAGAGTGATACCGCGCCACTCAATGGTGTTGTGTAGGGTCTCGTTGTCCCAGGCCAACACCTTACCTTGACTGAACTGGACGCCCTTGGAAGGCGCTGGAGTCAGCAACGCCGCCAGGTCGTTATTGGTCCTGTCGGTCACAGCACTTCCCCCCCGAACGAGCTCGCGCTACCCTCTTCTAGCCAAAGATCTTGCCAGGTCGGCCACGTAGCCCACACGTCTTCCCAGGTGCCATCCGGCCCGATCATGTCCCAGAGCATTTGCCATGTGATGGTAGTGGGAATGACGCCGTTCAGGTCTACAGCGGCCACCCGCACGAAGCCGACGCTCCAACCCCTGATGTTCGTCCCTGGCAGTGAGTGCCGCTCCTCGTGCCCGTCCCACATCATATAGCCGTCAGGAATGCCCGAGTAATCGGTAGGGCAGTCCTCCTCAACGTCGCCCGGTGGTTGGAGGTACAGGATGCCACCGTACGTCAGCAGTGAGCGCACACCGCGAAGTGTGGCGTCATCCTCCGTGGCGAACGTCAGCGTGAACGATCCGGATGATCCCACGTCGGCGATCGCCAGGATCTCGTGACGCCCTTTGATGTCGAAGAATCCCGCACGTGAGTCACGGCTGAGAGCATCCCAGTTCACGCAATCCAGTTCCCGGTTCAAGAGCGGGTACGTGATCGACTTGAGGAACGTCTCTAGCTGCGTCGGGGTGATTGCAGCCGTGGCACCGACAGTCGGCGGGATCGTATCAGCCGACATCGGACCGAACCACTGCTCGAATGCATCACCGCTGGCCTTGAAAGACCGCATGTTCACAGCGGTACCAGCAACGATAGAGGTATCAGTTACGAACACTGCCCAGTTGGAGGGCTGGTTGTTGCCCTCTTCCCATGCCTTCGCCGCAAGGCTGGTCCCCTGCACTCGAAAACGTACATGCCACGGGATGCCGGGGGTCCAGGTGCCGACCGTAGCGGTTCCCAATTGCGTGTACACGTCCGCGACGAACTTTCCGATACTCAGCTCAACCGCGAAGTCATCGGCTTCGGTGCGAAACCGCAGGTTCGATTCGTACATGTTGGCGAAGTCGGTAGACCTGAGCCCCGCGCCCCATTCGACCGATACGTCCATGGAATCATGTGAACCGGGGAAGATTGCGGACCAGGTGAGATCGCCGTCTTCTAGTCCGGGGATGGCATCGGTCAACTGCTCAACGATGTGTCCGTTCGGCTGCGTGCTCTGGACTACGCCAACGCCGTTGTTCACCCATACCGCGAAGCCACTGGAAGAGGTGCCCGTGTTCCAGGCTTGGCCGGTGTCTGCGGTCCCCCAGTCGGTTCCAGGTACCGGTGCGATCGTAACAATGGAAGCGCCTGCGTGTACCGTCCAGGTCTTGCCGGTTGAGTCAACGAAGTTGACGGTTCCGGGAGGCTGTACAGAGAAATCAGGATTGGCGACGATCACACCGCCGATACTGGACCGCAGCTGCGCGGCGTGCACCTGACCGGTAAGCCTGTTCTGCGTACCGTTGGTACTCGCACCCACCTCCAGAGGTGCCGTGCCGGAGAACAGCGTCAGCGTGCCAGCATTGGTTATCGCGGCCCCGAGCTGCACCCAGGGGCCGGAAATACCACCAGTGGACGTGTAGAAGGTGGCAGTATGGCCACCGGCCCCGTTGTCCGCGTCGAGCGTTGCCCCGACCGACAGGCGCCCCTGCGTGATCGGTATGGGAACTGTCGAGGTCAGCAGAAACGCGTTAGACCCGTCCGTGGAATATACGATCCTGAGCTTTCCGTCTGGGATGACCACCAGCCGGTACGACCGCTGATTGCCTGTCGTGACGTACTTACCGATCAGCGTGCTAGTCATGCCGGTCCACGTGGCAGTCACATCCGCCCGCATGTCGAGGTCACCGGTCAAGTCGAGTGACGCGTGATCGGGAGTCGACGCGTAGCTGCCGGACGCTCCGGTGAGCTGCAGGGTACTCGCAGACGGATACGCCCGGTTGAACGAGTCGTAGAAAACCGGCTCTAGCACGCGGTACAGGTTCTCGGCGTTCGGCGTGTACTCGTAGTCGTCTACGACAGTGACGCCTTGCGTGCCCATGCCGGACCCGCCGCGAACGTCAACCCAGGTGGTGCCACCGTCAGTAGAGCGTTGGAGCTGGTACCTGACGTTCGGAGTCGGAGCACCGAGGGTAAGCCGGACACGTCCCAAGCTTGGCAAGTACTGTGCGGTCAACGTAGCCATTATGCGAGCCTTCCGGTACCCGCGCGAGCCCTGCGCAGTTGGTTGCGGTTCATCTCGTTCTGCTTCTCCACAACGATATCAGTGATCTCCCGATCGCCGATCTTCACTACGAAGTAATTGTCACCGCTGACACCGGTGGCGTTGATCGTGCCTCCACCTGCGCGCGCGTCCTGGTTACCGGCACCCGCACGGCTCAACGCCGAAGCAAGCAAGCTGTCAACGCGCGGGTCGCCTAGCGGAAGGATCGCCTCATTGAACCGGCCTTCGCCGACCATGGCCAGGGTCGGCCCCGTCGCCAGTGCGCCAGAAGCGAGTAGCGGGATGTTCGGTGTCGAGACAGTGAAGCCGCCTACGCTGCCGAGCGGTCCGAGGTCGACCGAGGGGACCGAGAACGACAGGCTGTTCCACCCGCGAATGACCGAGTTGATGGCAGATTTGAACCCCGTCGCCAGTGGTGAGAACATGTTGCTGAGTGCGCCGCTGATCTTGCCCGGGAGGCCCTTGATGAAGCTGACGAAGCTGTCCCAACTCGACCGGATACCAGACAGGGCAGCAGAAACGACGCTTTTAACCGTGTTGATCCCGCTTTTGAGCGGGGTGAATACCCGAGCGTTGATAACGCTCCACGCCACTTGAAAAGACGTACTCAACACACGCCAAGCGGCAATCATGGCATCGACTTGCACCTGCCCGGCCTCGCGGATGAAGTTGAAGATAACCGCTAGTCCTTCACCTGCCCCCTGGAACTGCTGAACTACCCATTGAATCGTTGCTCCGAGGCCAGCCGCAAGTAGGTTGATCAGCAGTTCAATCACGGGGATCACAAACGGGATAATCACGTTATCTACAAGCCACAGCAAGCCAGCACCGAGTACCTGAATGATCGGGCCAAGGACAGTACCGATCAGATCTGCGACAACGCCGAGGAGCTGGAACAGCGGCTCTAGTGCCTCAATGAGCGGCTGAAGTGCGTCGAGCACAACGGTGATGATCGGTGCCAGTGCCTCAAGCACTGATGCAACGACTTGAATGGCAACGCCAAGCGCGCCACCCAAGAACGTTGCAAGTAGTTCGATAACGGGCATAAGCGAAGTAATCGCATCAACGAGTATAGGACCGAGCAGTTCAATGACGCTGGTCAGCGGGGCGATGAGCGGCTGAATAGCAGCGGCAACTACATTCAGTAGCGGAGCAAGTGCAGTAAGTACTGATCCGACTAGCTGCGATAGGGGACCCAAAAGAGGCGATACAACACTGAGAATACTTCCCAGCCCTTGGAAGAGCGGAGGGATCGCGGGAGCAATGTTCGCCAGGACGGTACCGAACGCCGCTCCCACCTGGTTCAGTGCCTCAAAGATCGAGATCAGCGCCGACTGCCCTTGCGCCGATGCGAGAAAGTCATCGAAGACCTGCAACGCCTGCCCGAACACACCGAGGATGTTGCCGCCGGTAGCCTGCGCAGCGGCACCGATCGACCCGATGATACCAATGATCGGGGAGAGGATATCGCCGATCGCCTGGAACACGTCGAGAGCGTCGCTCACCCACGCTACGGCTTGCCCTGAGTCGGCGGCTTGGTTCAAGAACTCCGCGAACCGTGTTGTCACGGCCGCGATGCCCTGCCCTGCGGTCTCCCCGAAGGCATCATTAAGTGCTACGCCGACGTTCAGCAGCGCCCCGAACAGCGCCGCTAGTGGCTCCTGCACCCGCGCGAGGATCGTCGCCATGATGTCAAAGCTCTGGTTGACGAACTCAATGCCCTGCGCCGAGGTTGCCACGCCCGCAAGAGCGACGATGACGCCGTTAGCTTCGGTGGCTACTGCGGTCATGCCTGTGGTGACCGGACCAAGCAGCGTCTCCGCAAGCGAGTTCAGAACATCATCGAAGTCCTGAAAGAACGCATCCTGCACGGTGTCGCGTAGCTCTTCAAGTTCCGGCATCATGTCACGGATGGCCTGAGCGGCATCCTGCACCGCAGGTGCCATATCCTCGATGGCTTCTTGGAACTCTTCGGCGCTGCCCGTGGCCGCTGCCTCGAATGCTTCCCCTACTCCGAGCGTCGCTACATTGAGCGTAGACAGCCCTGCGGATAGCACGCCGATGCCGGACGGCAACGCCGCCACGATGCCTACTGCGGGTGCCAACGCGGCTGCGAACTGCACAGCGGATGCCGCTGCGGCGGAGAGCGCGAGACCCAATGCGGCAAAAGCCGGTACCGGCAGCTTGATGTCAGCAATAGACGACAGCGTGTCACGCAGTCCGGAACCGAATCCGTCGCCGAAATCTTCACCGGCCTGCGACCCGATTCGCCCACTGCCACGTGCAATCGACTTCTCGGCGCGGTCAACGCCCTGTGTGAGCGACCGCTCAACGGTGCGACTGGCGGCCCGCGCGGCGCGCTGCACTTGCCGAGTGTCGAGCTCGGCAGTGATTTCTACAAACGCCTCATCAAGCGGACCAGCCATTACCGCACCTCAACCCCGTTAACCTGCGCTCACAGTGTACCGCCTATTTCCCGCGTTTCCTGCCGCTCACTCCCGGTGCAGTAAGCGTCGCCATGGCTGCTTTCGAATTGAACGTGTTCGTCTTGTCGTCGCCATACCACGCGGGTTTCGGTGCACGCTTGCGCTCCGGCTTGGCGTCCTTCGTCGCGGCGAGTGCCTTCGCAACGACCGGCTTCACTTTCTGCATGTTCCACTCCGCTACCTGTTCGGCAATCGCCGCATCGAACTTGTCCCTGTCCTCGGTCGAGGCGTTCCGCGTGGCGAAGTAGTACACCAGGTTCAGCCACCGATCCCAGGGCAGTTCCAAGTGTTCGACGTTGCGGGAAGCGCACCAGCCGTCGAAGTAGGGCCACACTTGATCTGACGTGACCCAAACTTCTAGCGAGATTGCAGCGACGTAATGCCTTTTCCCAACGCTTCACCGATCACCCATGTAAGGATTTCGTAGAACGCTCCGATGTCGATCGCATCGTATTCACCGTCGAACCGTCGCTTGAAACGGTCGAGCGATTCAGACTCGAAGACTTCGGCAAGCAGCTTGAAAATCGGCTCAGTTGCATCACGGTCGACATTTTCATCTGCTGCGAGTGACTGCATCTCGATCGCCTTGCGATAGACCGCAAGCGCAGCCGGGCTGGTGGGTTCAGCACCGTCCGGGGACACGAGTGCCAGAATTTCCCCCGCGAGGCGGGAGAACTCACCGACACGCGGGTCCTTCAACGTTTCTGCCGGTGCCTGAGAGGCTGCCTGCATTTCCCCCGCAAGCCGGGAAAGCTCGGTCATACGCCCTGCGGGGACACTTGCCTTGAGGCTGAACACCTCTTCATCGATGTCGAACTCGATAGGTTCTTTCCGGGTGGTAAAGCTCTTACGGGTCATGCTGTCACCTGTCTAAGAGAACTGATTGAAGCCTTCCCGAAGTCCGTCAACCAGGAACGGGTTGGGCTCCATGTACCGAGTGCCTTGGTGCACGTAGTTGGCATACTCGACATCGGTACCGATCCGCTCAACAATAGCACCGTTTCGGATGTACTCCCGAATCTGAATGGAGTTCACCAGCAGTCCCGTATCGATGCGACGCGGATCGGAGTTGAGTCGGCGCTTAGCGGCTGCCTGCGTGGCGAGCGCGCGAGCGCGTAGGTTCATCACGACACCGGAAGTCGGAGAGGTCATCAGTACGCGGATGTTCCCGTAATTGGTTGAATGCCGAACCTTTGATGTCGCCATGACGCCCCTAACTGATATCGCAAGGGTATCCGCCGTTGGGCACACCGATCTGCACCGTGACCGCGGAGCCCTGGCAGCCACCCATAGGCCCCACCATGATCTGAGGACCGATCGTGTACCGCTCAAACAGCTTCACGCCATCGGTCCGCGTGGAACCGGCACACAGGCAGCACATGAGTCCAGCCCGTACCGCCCATGCGTCCTCGATAGCCACACGGGCCGCTGCGTCGATCTCCGAGCACGGCGGAGGATTACCCATGTCGTCACCGGTCGGGGAGCACCTGAGCATCGACACTGTGTACTGGAACACGAACATGGGCGGCCCGCACTTGCGCGTTCCCGCGTTCTCTGATGCGTCCCATGGGTTCGGGAACGTACCGGACTCGTATTGCCGGTCAAGCGACACCACGAGCTGCCCGCACTCGCAGTCGTCCCAAGCGATTTGACCCGTGGTGATGCACACGCGGCCGGGCAGGCCGGTGGTCGTCCCCTCAAGGTAGGGAACGACACAGCCTCGCAGGTGTTCCGCGAGTTCGTAACCGGCGAACGGGTTCGCATTGGTGAACACCATCAGGCAGTCCCCACCCTGCGATGCTTCGGTCCGTCGATGTCGAAGATGTTCGCCAGACCGGTACCGGAGGGGTTGAACGTCTTGATGAACAGGTCAGGCCAGTACATGCCGGTCATGCCGCCTTTGAAAGCCGTCTCCGAGTCGAAGAACACTTTTGTCACGCCCTGCCTCGATACCTGCTGTACGGTGCCTGACGGCAGTACGCAACCTGAGGCATTGACGCATCGCTTGGCGATCTCCACTGCAAGCTGCCCCGCCGCGAGCTTGCCGAGTTCGGGAACGTCCTGCCCGTAATCAGCGGTGACCGACCACGTCCCGACCTCGGTGTCATCGAGGTTCATGTCATTGCAACGCGGCCATTCTTCCCCATCGAGACGGACCAGCAGGTTGAAATTGTCCACGCGATAAGCCGTAGAAGGCAGTACAGCGCCGTCAACCCTGACCTCGGTAATCGCAGCTACCGGATACGGCAGCCGAACTTCGGAGATGTGCGAGCACGAGCAGTCGGAGAAGCACGAACCGCACGCAATGTTGATCCACGCGCCACCGATCAGCGCGGGCTGCGGAAACGGCCACGAAGAGCCGGTGAAGTCGTACCAACCGCCAACCTGCGGAATCCACGGTCCCGCTGGCAGGCAATCTTTTCGGCACGGGCGGAGTTTCACCGAGCAGACGCCGAACTGCCGTTTCGTGCGGTGCCACAGGATTTCGGTAGCGATCATCGCCGCCGTGGCTTCAAGCTCCGGCGTCACCGATTCGGGGAAAGTAGCGCACGACAGATCCCACGCTTGGCACGGACCGAACGCTGCACCTCCAGCCGTTGCGGCTGTCGGGATAGGATTGATAACTGGCATGGGACCTCCTTACGGCGTGGCGAACTTTCCTGCGGCCACGAATACCGCTTGCGCGGTGTCGGAGAGGTTCGTGGCGGTGCGGGTGGCACAGATATACCCGAGGAACGCGGCGGCCCGCATGAGCGGGTTCGGTATGAACGTTCCGGCGCCGATAGAGTTGACGGCGTTGGCGA